GACGTTGACTCAAACGGTCGTTGGTCAGTTGAGCGTTTCAAGGGACTAATGTTCCAGATTGAGCGCGACGCCAACGTAATCGCACAAGAGACTCGTCGTGGTCGTGGTAACTTCATCGTCTGCTCATCAGACGTTGCAGCAGCTCTAGCAATGGCAGGCAAGCTAGACTACACACCAGCTCTTTCAGGTAACGATTCACTATCAATGGATGACACAGGCAACACATTCGCAGGTGTATTGAATGGTCGCTTCAAGGTGTTCATCGACCCATACTCAGCCAACACAAGCGCAGAATCACAGTTCGTTCTAGTTGGTTACAAGGGTTCAAATGCATATGACGCAGGTATCTTCTACTGCCCATACGTACCACTACAAATGGTTCGTGCAATCGACCCAGCAACATTCCAGCCAAAGATTGGCTTCAAGACTCGTTACGGAATGATTGCTAACCCATTCGTAACAAAGGTTGACGGCACAACTGACGGCGATTCATTCACCGCAGATCGTAACCACTACTACCGTCTATTGAAGGTTACAAATCTTCTATAATAGAAGTTGTAGTAATAAAAATTGGAGAGAGTCTTTACGGCTCTCTCCTTTTTTTATATCTTGGATATAAATATTGTTTAGTATAACATCTAGGAGAACACATGGCTTCCGATCTTCGTCCAGCAGAACTTTTTAAAAGAACCGGACGTGTTGATAAGTTTATTGAAAAGTATGAAAAAAATGATGATTTTTTGACGACCGATAATAAAAAAGTTAAGTTGAAAAAACAAAAACACGTTCTTAATCTTATAAAAGAAGCTAGAAGATATCTAGAGTCTTCGGATAGTTATACTCAAATTCCAAACAATGTAAGAAATGAGTTAAATAATCTTGTCCTAGTATCAAACACTGGACCAATTCATTTAAAAAATCTTTCTAAGACTTATGAGTTTGGAGGAACTGGTGGTGCTTATTCGGCACCTAGTGCTGAGGCTGTTCATGGCTTTTTGTATCGTATGCATCATCTAGATAAAACTTATAAATTAAATATTCCAACTCGCACAGAAATGGGCGAATTAGAAGTTTTAATGTATGTTAACAAATATATTTTGGATATAGAAGGTCCTATTGATATTAAAATAGGAAATAAAATTTTAAAAAATGTATATGGATTTAACAAGGTATCCGGCACACCAAAAGCAGACATCTCGGTTGTAACTTTCAATGAATCTAAAAAAAGTTTTGAAGAAATTTTTTATATCTCGCACAAGAAGGGTAGCCGTGCCAATGATTACAACCAGTATTCTGGAGTGAGTCCGGGTGCAGGAAGTAATATTTACAATCATCCTGAAGTGAAAGAATTTCTTGGACTATTAACAAAATTTTATGATGAGATTGTAAAGGATAAAAAACGTTATTACATGCCTATAAAAGATGAAAAATTAATACAATATGCTTTGTATGGACCAAAATTTACTGTAGGCGGCATTAAGAACGAAGATAACATTGATATGATTGCACAAGGCAATCCCAGTATTATGAAAAGTGGAAAATTTTATACACTAACATTTTCAGCAGGATCTACCTCTTTTTCTCCTGACATAGGTCATTATAAAAGTGGAGATTATCAAGCTGTCATTGGAGCCAGATATACATCAGACAGAGGGTTTGTTTATGGCGGGAAAAGATATAATGATGTTCGTGTTTTAATTTTTCCTGTTAAAACTTTGGGTAGTGAAGCTAAAAACATTAAAGAGCTTTAGTATAAATATTAGTATCTCTAAACGGAACAATTATGGCTATTCAATCAAAGATAACCGTACAAGAAGCACAATGGGAAAACAAGCAACCTGAAGAACTAGATTATCTTAGACCTAATGGTTTTAGATTTCTAATTCAAAGTTTGCCAAAGGTTACTTATTTCTGTCAGGCTGCAAACATTCCTGCTTTAGATTTAGGGGCAGCTCTTCAGCCAACACCGTTTCTTGATATCCCAAGACCAGGTGAGAAAATTAACTTTGGTGACTTAATCATCAAGTTTATGATTCAAAAAGATATGGCTAACTATATTGAATTGTATAACTGGATTATTGCATTGGGCTTCCCAGAAAATCACAGTCAGTTTAGACAAAGACAAATTTCACAACAATTTAGAAACCCAGACAATAGTGTCATTACATATGCAGACGGAACTCCGGCACGTAGAACTACCGATGCTTTTGATTACAGTGATGCTAGTCTATTAGTTCTGGATGGCAACAGAAATCCTGTTGTAAGTTTAGACTTCCAAGAATGTTTCCCCACATCTCTATCGGGTATTGATTTTGATATCACTACAGGCGATACATCCTATTTTACTGCACAGGCAGTTTTCAAATATCGTCAGTTTAAAATCACACCTTTGACTTGACAAAAAATTATAACCTGTTATATTATCTTAGTTTATATGTAACAGGAGCATATTATGAAATTAGATGAGCTACAGAAAATGTGGGAAGAGGATTGCCGTGTTGATCAAACCAACTTGGGAAGAGCTGCGGCAACTGTTCCAGAATTGCATGCAAAGTATATTAATATTCTAAGCACAGTTAAGTTGCAGCTCAGAAAGGCAGAGACAGATTATCTTAGACTTCGTAAGTTAAAGCAGGCATATTTTAGAGGTGAGTTATCTCAACAAGAGTTAGAACAACTTGGTTGGGAACAATATTTAAACAATCGCCCACTAAAGAATGAAATGGATGACATTATCAATTCTGATGATGATATCATTCGTATCCTAGACAAAGTAGAATATATCAAAACAATTTTGTATCAGCTAGAACAAATTATTCGTAGTATCAATAGTAGAACCTGGGACATTAAATCAAGTATCGAATGGTTTAAATTTACAAATGGTGGATTGTGAGTAATATAGTAAACGTTTCAAAGAAGAATGAAGTTTACCTTCAGATAGACGCAGATCCAAGTATTCTGTTGGAGATGAGTGAATTTTTCACATTCACTGTTCCAGGCGCACAGTTTACTCCCATGTATCGTGCAAAAATGTGGGATGGTAAAATTCGTTTGTTGAACGTCATGACTAAAGAATTATATGTAGGTTTGCACGAATATGTTAAAGATTTCTGTGAAAGAAACGGATATACTTTTCAGAACAATATCAAGAATAACATTGATGACATTAGTAGCCTTGAAAGTTTTGTAGAGAAATTAAACTTACATTCCAACGGCAAGAAAATTGAAATTAGAGATTATCAACTAGAGGGTGTAAGAAAGACTTTACAAAAAGGAAGAACTCTTCTTCTTTCTCCTACTGCTAGTGGTAAGAGTTTGATCATTTACACATTGGTTCGTTGGCATCAACAGTTCAACAGAAAACAATTGGTTATTGTCCCTACAACATCTTTGGTTGAGCAGATGTACGGAGACTTTGAAGATTACTCACAAAAAGATGATTGGGGTGTTTCATATAATTGTAAGAGAATTTATTCAGGCAAAGAGAAAGTAAATGATGTGCCTGTAGTAATTTCTACGTGGCAAAGTATTTACAAGATGCCGAAAAGTTATTTTGAAGAATTTGATGTTATCTATGGTGATGAGGCACACTTGTTTAAAAGTAAGTCCTTAACATCTATCCTAAATAAGTGTGTAAAGGCAGAATATAGAATTGGAACAACAGGTACTTTAGATGGTACTAAAACACATAGATTGGTTCTTGAAGGTTTGTTTGGTCCTGTACACAAGGTTACAACTACAAGAAAGTTGATGGATGAAAACAAGCTGGCTAATTTAAAGATAACTTGTTTGCAATTAGATTATACAGACGAAGAAAAACAACTTTGTAAAAAATTTAAATATCAAGAAGAAATTGATTGGTTGGTAACTCACCCAAAAAGAAATAACTTTATTCGTAACTTGGTATTAGATCAAAAGGGAAACAGTTTGGTGTTGTTTCAATTTGTAGAAAAACATGGTAAAGTATTGTATGATTTATTGAAAGAAAAGGATCCAGAGAGAAAAATATTTTTCGTTCATGGTGGTGTTGATGCTGAAGACAGAGAAGATATCAGAGCCATTACAGAACAAGAAGATGGTGCAATCATTGTTGCATCATATGGAACTTTCTCAACAGGGATAAATATTAGAAACTTACATAACATTGTTTTTGCGTCACCTTCAAAATCTAGGATTAGAAATCTTCAAAGTATTGGTCGAGGATTGCGTTTGGGCGAACAAAAAACTAAGTGTAAGTTATATGATATTGGTGATAATTTGTCATGGAAGAATCACAAAAACTATACATTGCTACATTTGATTGAAAGAGTTAAAATTTATAATGAGGAAGGTTTCGATTACAAACTACTTACGGTACCGTTAGATGGATAGCACAACCTATTATAAAGTAGTCAGGTTAAAAACAGGCGAGTCCATTATATGTTCAATGGATCGTGATGTAAGATCATTATCTTCCGAAAATTTTTTGAAATTAAATGAGCCTGTACAAGTAGTACAAATGAAAGAAACAACTAAAGGTAACATGGTTGTTGGAGAAAACTATCTTTTAAGACCGTGGATGGGTCTCAGTGATAGTGATGAATTTATGATTAATACTGATGTTGTTTTAACAATAGGCGACTTGAAAGAACAGGTTCGTGAACAATATGTAAATTACATAGAGCACACGCATGAAACAAAAAAGCGTCAAGAGGATGATAAAGCAATATTCAAACTATTGAAAGAAGTTAATCCAGGAAATGATATTTACATTATTAATGATGACATGATTTACGGAGATGATAATGAGTAGAAAAACTAAAGATGAAAGTAGACACTATATTAATAATCAAGAATTTTTAGATGCATTGATTGCATATCAGGAAGAAGTTGCTATCGCAGAATCTAAAGGTGAAATGAAACCTATTGTCCCAGATTACATTGGTGATTGTTTCATCAAGATTGCAAATCATTTGGCATATAAGAGTAATTTTATTAATTATAGTTTTCGTGATGAAATGATTTTAGATGCAATTGAGAACTGCTTGACATACATGCATAACTTCGATCCAAACAAATCAAGAAATCCATTTGCCTACTTTACACAAATTACATATTATGCGTTTGTTAGACGTATTCAAAAAGAAAAGCGTCAATTACAAACCAAGTATAAGTACATTGAATCCATTGACATGGATAATTTAATTCGTCAAATTCATGATGAAGGAACCTATGATAATGGATTCTTGAAGTATCTGAAGCAACAAGTAAACTTGGCTCACCAGGAAATGTCAGATGCCAAGAAAGATGAGAAAAAGAAAATTACTAGGAAGCCTAAATACTTACAGAAGTTAGATGATGAAAATGAGTTGCTCATCAATGAAGAAGAACATATCGAAAATCCAGATGAATTGGAACAAATAGAAGTGGATTATTAAGTATTGACAAAAACTTTGATGGCTGTTATATTACAATGTACCTTAGTGAATAGGCAATATTATGCGAATTAGATACTCTGAAATATTTTTCTCCTTTCAAGGAGAGGCTGAGCTTGCAGGAACACCTTCTGTATGGCTTAGATTCTTTGGATGTAATTTAAATTGTAATGGCTTTGGACAAAAAGATCCAACTGATCCATCTACATATGAATTACCTTTCCAAGACTTTGACTCACATTCAGTCAAAGATGTAAATGAACTTCCAGTTTGGACAACTGGCTGTGACAGTTCATATTCATGGTCAATCAAATATAAGCATCTTGCAAATGATAATTCAGTTGAAGAAATTTGCGATAAACTTGTGGATGCAAATAGGAGTGAACATAATCCTGATGGGTTGTTTGTTCATCCTCAAACAGATCAAGATATTATGCTTTGTTTCACTGGCGGAGAACCTATGCTACAACAGGGCGCCATGATTGCCATTATTAAAGAGTTGAAAAATAGAAACAATATGCCTAGAATTGTTACTGTAGAAACAAACGCAACCAAGAATATTTCTGATGAACTCAGAGATTTCCTCAAAGGTAGATATTTTGATATGGGTGGAGATCGTTGGCATTTTGCCATGAGTCCAAAGTTGTTTACAGTTTCAGGTGAAAAGGATGTTGTTAACCCAGATATCATACATGATTATTCTATGGTGTCTCACAAGGTGACAAGTGTCTTGAAGTTTGTTTGTAATGGTACAAAAGAAAACTGGCTAGAACTTGACAATCACCTAAATAATATTAAATTAAAGTTTGATCCTTTTTACATCAAGCCTCAGATATGGGTCATGCCTGTTGGGGCAACTAAGGATGCTCAGGAAAGTCCTGAGATTGCGAACATTGCAATTGAAGCAATGAATCGTGGATATAATGTAGCAACAAGAAATCATTGCTATGTATTTGGTAACGTTATCGGGAGATAAAAATGAAATCTCAGCATAAGTATAATGCTATTGCATTAAGAAATGCGCTTGAAAAATGTGATCCTGAATTGGGTCTCAGAGTACACAAGCATCTAGTTGATATGGGAGTTGAAACTCCTTTCTTTGAAACATCTGATTATCCAGATCGTAAGGTCAAGAAGATTGAAAAACATTTTGGCGAAATCATGAATGTTCTTGGAATGGATATGACTGATGACAGTTTGCAAGATTCTCCTCGTAGAGTTGCAAAGATGTTTGTGAACGAGTTGTTTTATGGATTGGATATTTCATCTTTTCCTAAGTGTACAACTGTTGAAAATAAAATGAAGTATGATGAGATGGTTCTTGAGCGAGACATTAATGTAACTTCAGTTTGTGAACATCACTTTGTAACTATTGACGGCGTTGCTCACGTTGCATACATTCCTAATCAAAAGGTTATGGGATTGTCAAAGTTGAATCGTATTGTTGATTATTTTTCTCGTCGTCCTCAGATTCAAGAAAGATTGACAGAACAAATTTATCATGCATTGAGTTATATTCTTGAGACTGAAAATGTTGCAGTTGTTATTGATGCAGATCACCTTTGTGTAAAGGCACGCGGTGTTCAAGATCCTCATTCAAGTACTGTAACTTCTAAGTTGGGTGGAGGCTTCAAGGATTCAGCACTTCGTCAGGAATTCATGTCATTGATTAGGAAGTAATCATGAAAAATGTTAATGTAATGATTGACCTAGAAACAATGAGTACAGCATGTAATGCTGCCATTTGTTCCATAGGTGCTGTCAAGTTTACATTAGAAGATGGAATTATAGATAAATTTTATTGCACAGTTGATGCCGCCGATTGTAAAAGTTTGGGTTTACATATTGATAAACAAACTGTTGAATGGTGGAGCAAACAACCTAAGCATGTATTAGAACAATTGGTGAAAGATACAATCCCTCTTCGTGAGGCATTGAGAAAGTTTTCAGTTTGGTATGGAACTTCTTCATTGCCTACATGGGGTTGTGGTGCAGGATTTGATAATGTAATTTTAGAAAATGCATATAAAGCAGTTAGTTTCAATCGTCCATGGAAGTTTTGGGATGATAGATGTTATAGAACTATAAAAGAAATTATCAAACTCCCTGAAGAAGAACGTGGTGAAAATTATCATAATGCGTTAGATGACGCACTATATCAAACCAGACATCTTTTAAAAATTATGGGTTCGTA